CTGAGCTGTGACCTTTCCTGTGAAAGCATTGAGCTGCCGGATGTGGGTGTCGTAGGCCTGTCCTCTCCACTTGGTGCCCTTCTTGTCCAGGTACGTCTGGAGCGTCAATCCAAGGGCCGACCAAGCCGTGAAGCCAGGCAGGGTTTCATCCTCAACGCCTAAGAGCGTGAGGGGGGCGTCTGCCTCGTCCATCTCCATGCAGAGTTTGAACGCCTTCTCCAGATCGCCCTCTTTTTCGATCAGTAGAGCACTGGTACGAATTTCTGAGCCATCCTCAAACCGATGAAGTGCTCTGATTTGAATCCTGGGGCTTTGGATCGTAGCCCTGATGCGGTGTCTGGACCCTATCCTTTTCAGGTTGTTGTTGAGCTCAGAGACGGAATCCCTGCATTTGACTCTACCCAAAACTCTACTGGCCATTTAGCGTGTCCTTTCTAGGATGGAAAGCCCGCTAGTGCAACAGATCCCAGTGAGAGCGCCGTGTCAAAACAGGATAGAAATCCTGAGTTGTCTCGTTTGAGTCTAATTAAGACCTACAAACAAAGGGGTCTCGGACGACCGAAACCCCTTCCAGTGACTGTGTTTTGGAGAATGGAGCCAAGGAGACTCGAACTCCTGACCCCCTGCATGCCATGAACAACCTCAAAAAATGAGACTGGTTGTAACGCAGGGGATCTCAGTCGCTGAAAAAGGTGTCTCTACTGACCGTTGTACGGAGCAGACTGCAGCAACTTAAGTAGAGGTCTATTCACTGTCAACCCTGGGATTTGTATAAAGGCAAACATTAGTAACAAACGCTACATTTGGTTTGTACGTTGAGCCCTGAACGGGGCTGCAGAAAAACCGACCATGCAACGGGGGTTGGTGCCATGGAGAGAAGCCATGAACGTGTTGGGAATCGTCCGAAAGCAGACCCAGAAGAAAGAGGCTCTGAAAGCGGCCCAGATGGCCGCTGTGAAGGCTCAGGCCGTCAAGCTGGTGTATCGGGGCGTTGCCTACCGCATCGCCAAGTGAGCTCAAACAGGAGCCGCTGAGACGCGGTTACATGAATGAAGCTACGGCTTCTTCACATGTTTAATACAACAGCCGGGAGGGACGACCACGACAAGATCGTGATCAACTCTCCCTTTTCACTTGACAACGCTCCCTGTGAATACGAGCCAAAAAGTTTCTATGACGAGCTGTCAACGGACGGCGTAGAAATAAACTTAGGCGTTGAAAAAGTCGAAAATCCTGATCACTATAAGCAGGGTGTATCGCCATACGATGTTGCTAAAAGCATGTATGGTGCAGAGGGTTTACTTAAGTTTGTAACCGTAAACGCGATAAAGTATATTCAGCGTTTTCCCCACAAATTTAAGGATGATCCTAAAAAGCAACTAGACGATCTGATCAAGGCAAAGCGAAGCCTAGAGACAGCAATCGAGCTGCATAAGGAGATCCACAGGGACTTACATATTAGACATGGGTGAATCAAAAGCTAAATATCTTAGGTTCCGTTACACAGGAACTTTGGATGATTTGAACGCAATAAAAGATAGTATCGAAGAGATAATGCGCCAGGAAGGTTGGAAACGAGGCTTCTCAGAAATGGCACCGCTCGATTCCAACCCGGACATCTATGCCTGGGCCACTGGGTGGAAAAGATTTGTAGAGCAGGACTAATCGTCGAGCGTCAAAATCGCAAAAATAATGTAAGTGACAGATGACAGCATGACGAACACCATAAACGCTATATCCCAAGGAAAAGTACCCATCACCTGCCTTGTCACCTCAAGTTTTTTGTCTGCTCTGATGGAGCCTTCCCGTACAACCGCATCAGTTTCTCCTGCTGCTCTTTTTTACGCAGCTCCTCGGGGGTAAGAACAGGCCAACGCTGCAGTCTCAGCGCCTTCTTGAGGGTCTGAATAAAGCCTGCATAAATCATCACCTGCCTTGACCTCTGTAGGCTTTTCGTGGTGGTGAACGCTTAGTCCTACCCTTTCCAGAACCTTTTCGGCGACCATCACCAATAGAAGTCTTCTTAGGTTTTGCAGGAATAAAATTCTGTGAATAAAGCATTATTCAGACCATATATTTACGACAGATGTCATATCTTTTGATGCGATCTTGATAACCACGCCACCCACCATTGATACGATAACAACAAGAATCAAAACCCTCCTCTAGGCAAATCTTCAACAAGTTGTTGCGATTAATCCAGTTAATAGCAATCGAAAAGGGGTATTTGTCAGCCACATAAGAAGTACCGAGCCGAAGGATATTTGGGTCGTCAATACCCTCATCGTCGCGCATCCACTCGTAAAATTTTGTGAAGTGGTGACGACCTGTGACTTGGAGGGGTCCACAGCCCTTGAATTTGGGTCCGTCGTTTGGCCCATTGCCCAGATCGCTGCGATTGTTATAGGCCTCTCCCGATGCAATCTCTTTCATATATTTGAACCCAACCGATTCATGAAGAAGGTTGGCCATCAACATTTGAGCAGCTTCTAAATTCTCTGGCTTTGCAAAACCTGTCACTTCAAAAAGATGGGCACAGTCGTGACAGAATTCAGGACCGAACTTGTTTGCGGCATAGCCGGTCAACTGCTGAAATAGAAACGGCGTGAACTTCAGCGAAGTTTCGGGAGCAGTTTTGCTCCGATACATCCGAACCCACTGAGCAAAATCCGACATCATGTCGGGGTCTAATGCTTCGCACTCCTCCTGTAAAAGCTTGATCGCATCAATGTGGTTCTGATTAGTCTTGTCAAACCAAGTGAAAAAATCCACCAGCTTGCCGGGGTCAAACCTTCCTGTTGTCATCGTCCTCGGGGAACTTATATCGTTTTTGAATCGGGCCACCTAATAGGCGCTGAGCTTCAGACCCATTAGGTGGGTGCTCGATGTGCTCAATTTCAGGGCCGCTTTTTGGCTGACTTTTATGCCACCGTCGTTCCTCGCGATCCAGGCGGAAACGCAAAGTTCGGTAAAATTTTTGGGCTTGGATGATGCGACGCAGGCTTTCAAAAATAGATCGAGTCCTGTACGTCCACACAATTCGACCATCAGGCGGCCAACCTACTTTCCCTTTCGTTCAGCTAGTAGGGCTTCCATTGCGGAGATGAGAAGCTGAATAACTGAATTTGACTTGATCCTATCGTTAGGGATAAGAGAAAGAATTTCTGATACAGCAGCAAGAATTACCCAGAAAATAGGGCTCTCGATGATACCCATTTTAATTATTAACCTAGAGCGTCCCTATCGTAACCCAACAAGATACGATCTAGTTTATTGTCAACTCTTTCCATCCTGTCCTCCAACCGCTCCATCATGGATTGAAGATCGCCTTTCTCGATGTAATCCTTTGCAAGCTTTAATTCGACGGCATCGACACGCATATCGATCTTTTCAATACGGGTTCCTTGTCGCATCTCTAATTCACCGAACTTACGCCCAAGCGTCAAAAATCCAGCAGCAGCACCACCTACTACAGATATAACAATACTGAGCGGCAACACCGGTTCCAACTACATTGAACCACTACCTTAATAATAGCTGTGGATACAATGAATAGAGGGTAAAGCGGTAAACTTTATGGTCGATCCAGGGACGTTTGATATAACAATCCATCAGGGTGCCACCTTTTCACTTGACTTGCAGTACAAGGATTCTGCGGGAAATGGTGTGAACATGAGTGGCTACAGTGTTGACTCGAAAATTATTAATCGGTCAGGTGGCACTGATATAGCCACGTTCACTACGACGTTTACTGATCAGGCACAAGGAAAGTTCAACCTAAAGCTGGCAGCATCGACAACTCAAGGCATCACTACTGAAGGCCTATATGACATCTTAATAACAGAGCCAGGGGGAGATAAATTCTATCTGCTACAAGGCAGAACTAAGCTAGACACAGGAATTTCAGGAATGCCATGACGCTAGAAGTAAAGGTTACGAGACCACTATCCGCAATCATTGATGTTACAAAAACCTATCAAAATAAGGTTGACGTAAGCAATCCAGCGTCTGCTTCGGTTTTAGTTTCTCAACAAAATGCCAATAAAATAGAAGTAACTGTTGGTTCGCCGTCAGCAGTCACCGTTAGCGAAACAAAAGCTTTGGTGACGGCTCAGGCACCTACAACCGCCGCCGTTGTCACCTTGACAGCTCCAGGCCCACAAGGCCCGTCATTCGCAGGCGCGACCTTCTTTAACAACACTGCAATCGGGAATCTGAATGCAGGTAATCAAGGCGCAGTTCTCGAATGGGACGGAACGCTTTTTCAACCGACACAACTACTCGAAAACGACTTGACTCTTAACGGAGGGAGCTTCTAAAAATGGCGGTAACAGTACAGCTAAAGCGTAGAGCTGCGTCAGGCTCAGCCGGTGCCCCATCTTCACTCAAATCAGGAGAACCGGCTTATTCTGAAGTTGATAATCAACTCTACTACGGGTACGGGGACGATGGATCTGGGAACGCGACCAGTGTTATTGCTGTAGCGGGTTCAGGTGCTTACTCAACCCTGACAAGTAACCAAACGATCTCCGGGGACAAAAGCTTTACAGGAACTGTTCAGTTTGGTAGCGCAACTCTGCAGGGCATCACCTCAGCAGTCGTCGCTGAGGTCACCAATCTGTATTACACGGACGCACGGGCCAGAGCCGCTGTCAGCTCCACCAGCGCCACCGGTATTGCTTACAACAGCACTTCAGGTGTTTTTAGCCTGGCATCAATCCCAAACACTTCGCTGACTAACAGCAGCTTCACCATTAACGGGGGCACGGTCAACCTGGGTGGAGCCATCACGGTTCAAGGGACCACCAATGAGGTAGATGTATCGACGACTGGCACCACCGTCACTGTTGGTCTGCCAAACGATGTAACGATCGCAAATGATTTGACGGTCAGCGGGGATTTGGTAGTCAATGGTACGTTGACATCCATTTCGACTTCTGAGGTTCGTGTAGAGGATAAAAACATCCTGCTGGGTGACACTTCCACTCCGACAGACACCACTGCAGATTCAGGTGGTATCACTCTTGCTGGTGCAACCAACAAAACAATTCAATGGCTGCAGGCGACAGGGTCTTGGACCTTTAACCAGCCGATCAATATCGTCAATAGTGGCACATTCCAGATCGGTGGAACGCAGGTCTTAAGCGCCTCAAGGGTTATGTCTAATGTCGCCATCACTGGATCTGGCAACACCATCGACAACGTCACGATTGATGGTGGAACCTTCTGATGGCTGCAACCGTACTCCACAAAAGAAGCGCGACTTCTGGAGCGCAACCAAGCACATCAGATCTAAGTCTGGGTGAAATTGGAGTCAACACCTATGACGGAAAACTGTTCGTCAAAAAATCAGTAAGTGGCACTGAATCAATTATTGAGATTGGGGCGAGCGGTGGGGCTGGTGGGCCAATTATGCAAGCCGCACAAACAATTAGCTCTGACGTTACGCTTCAAGCAGGCCATAACGGTCTTTCGCTTTACAG